ATATATCTATATATCTATAATTGACAGGACACCACTCTTAGTATAGCCTCAAGGGTGTTGAATGTTTTTCATTGTTTTAATCTCCTTAGTTGTTGCAAAGGACTCTCTCTGGTCAAGAGGGTCCTTTTGCTTTGCGTATTGACTTGTAGACGGCATTTCTGTAAGTTCGGCTAGTCTTATAGCGGCGAGACTTAAAATAGCCTTAAAACGTAAAATAGAGCCGATACCATTTCTGATACCGGCCCCAGATTATCTACGCCAAATCCGTTTTTAATCTTGGTCAACTTGGATTTTCCAATCCTGGTCAGAGTGATCTTCCTTCTCCGATGTAGTCCAACTCGTAGTCAGACATCTCGCTCTCGTCAAGCTTGCGGTCGTAGATTAACAAGTCGTGGTATCTGCCAGTAGGGTCTTCTGCATTGTAGAGCAGTCCTTTCATCGGCTGGCATCCTATACTGAAGCCTCTAAGCCTCATACCGTAGGTGTATGTGACTTTGGTGAACTTGGTTTCGTCAATCACCTCGAAGTGATCTTCGTCTCGTCTGAAGAAGTAGTCGAACCACTCATCATATGTCTTGTCATTCATGTCCTTGCAGTAACTCTCGTACATCTCATGAAGTTCTGCATCTGTGAAAACTACGTTGGTCTTCTTCGCTCTGATTGCCATTGCTTTCTCCTTTCTGTGTTTTAGTCTACCAGTTCCCGAAGGTCCTTAATCCCGAAGTAGTCAGCTACCTTGATTGTGTTCAAGAGGCTTGCGTTCCCCATACCGCCGATTTCCCAGTTCTGATATGTGCGGAACGGAACTCCAAGCTTTTCTGCCATCTCTGCCTGTTTCAATCCAGACATGATTCTGAGCCTTGCAACGGTCTTGATGTCTGTGTTGAGGTCAACCAGATTGTACCGCTTCACTGTGGCATCCGGAAGAAGAGTGGTGTACGCAGCCATTCCCCAGAAACCTTCGGGAGCCGGTTCTGTGCGGACCATGTTCTTCTTCGGGAATGTCCCTTCTTCCTTGAGTGCGTATCTGTAGTATTTAACCATTTGTATTCTCCTTTGCTTTTATGTGTTGGGGAGCGGTTAAACTCCCTTGGTTAACTTTAGTTTTCGTAGATGATCTCGTCACAGTGAAAGAATCCGTCCTTCTGTTTGTAAACTTTCTTTGCCTCTTCCATGAACTTCTGGGCCGTCTTCGGGAGCTTCTCTCCCTTGTGTATTTGTCGAAATCTCTTGCTGTGGTAGTAGATGTCATATGCGTAATAGTCGTGGTCAACGTACTTTCGCATCCAGAATATTCCGCTTGGTTGTTCTTCCCTTACCTTTCGTGCCAGGGATTCGGCTTTCGCCGCTACAACTCCGCATATCATTGATGTCGCACACAATAAGTCGTGATGGTGTTCATCTTTTCCGAACCTCTCATCCAGATAGTTCTGCTTCTCGTCTGCTGACATCATGAGCAAGTTGTGCATTTCGTCAAGCATTGCTGCTATCTCTTCGTTCTTCATCGTCTGCTCCTTTCTAAGTCCCGGTCAACTTGAATTCTCAGAGATACTCTCTGGCATTTCGTCTGAGGAAGTCGAGACTCTCCATGTCGTATCTGTTATCAATCCAGAACTTGGCATCTGTGTGTGCCTCGTCCTCGAACATCCACTTCATGAACTTGGTCATCCTGGCATCCATACCGCCATGATCACGGATGTACTTGTATGCGAACACAGCCATTTTCCGTCTGAGGTTTTCTGCCCATGCAATCTGCTTGGCGGTTCCTCTTAATTCCGGGAGAGTACCGAACATCTTCTCTGCTTCAGCAAAATCGTTCTCCTCTCTGGAATTCTTCTTTGCCTTGTAGCAAGCGGAGCAGAGTCCGTAGTTCTTGTAGTAGTCAATCTTCCGGTTCCTGTCCTTGGTGGGACCGAAGAGTTCAACCGTCTCCTCGTGTCCGCAGCTGAATGTCACTAAGTATTTCATCTCGATCTCCTCTCAAAATTTTTTTAAACCTAGGTCAACTTCAGTTTGCCACCAGTTCCACATCATGGCTACCGCACTCCGGGCAGCATACCCAATCGCTCATGTAGTCCTCGATGTATCCGTCCTTGTAGTCTTCCCAACCACAAAGCACCATTTCCTTGAAACCGTTGAGGTCGGTCACGAGTCCATTAGGCTGATGCTTTGGCCATCCGAACATCATGTCCTTGATGCCGCATTCTTCGTGGTAGAGCCATGCGTAGAAGATATCCTCTTCCTTGTTGTCCACGATGTCTACTCTCCACTCGTCATCGAGTGCGTAGGTCTTTGTCACGATGTTGATTTTCTTCATCGCTTTTTCTCCTATATTTTTTAAAACCTGGGTCAACTTGAGTTTTTTCAGAACTTGGAAGAGTCCTTCCAGAAGCTTGTGCAAAAGCACTCAGCACTGTCCTTGACATTTCCATTCATGAACTTGGGGGAGTCCTTCTCTGCTCCTGTCTCCGAGTTCCAGAGAAGCTGACCGAAGCGGTTCTGAATGGCAATGCTTGCCGGTTCCGCAATGCAGCTCTCTCTGAGCTTGTTGAGCCACTCTTCAACTTCGGTCCTGTTCTCAGCGTACACACGGAAGTATTCTCCGTTGGTGTAGCACCCGGTGATCGTGTATCTTGCCGGGTTCTTCTGTCCATTGCCGATGTAGTCGGGCTGGTAGTGTCTGAATGCGAATTCGTAGTCGTGTGTGTAAGTCATTGTGTTCTCCTTTCGAATTTTTTAAGCCTTGGTCAACTTGAGTTTTATCTGAGGTCTTTAACTCTCTCGTCAATGAATGTCGTGTCCTTGGGTTTTCCGTTCAAGATGTAAAGCGTAATCCATGTGCAGTACCGGAAAGAACGGTGTAACTGTTCGTGGAGTCCATCAATAAGTTCTGTTGCTTTTGCCATGATCTCTTCGTATGTGGCCGTTGCCGGAAGAGTTTCACTGTCATCGCACTCCTCACAATACTCCATATCCTCGTAAAGGTATTCCCTTATCTCCTCAACGATCTCGTCCGTGAGTTTTTTGGCTTCTTCTTCCGTGATGCCATCCATAATCAAATCCAATTCCTCGAGTGCGGAATCCATGCAAGCACTCACGTATACGGTGATGCCTTCTGAATCCCTGGTAATTCTCATGGACTCAAGCTCTTTTTTGAACCCGTGCCATTCTGTGTCGAAATCTTCTCCGCTTTCAAGAGCATTTTTGAGGAGTTCCTCGTTTCCGTTATAAAGATCACCGACTCCCCAGCTGCCCCAGTCGTAAAAATCGAAATTGAATTTTCCCATTGCAGTTCTCCTTCTGTGTATCAAAAGTTTGTGCAAACATTCTCTGCATACAGTGTCCAGTCGGAATTCTCATCTTTCCTTCTGTACCATCTGGCTCCGTCATTGTAGTTGACGATTGCAAATTTGCCGCCGCCGTATATCCGAACTCTCCGCTTGTCTGTTACGAGAGAGTATATGTCTTTTACTCTGAAGTAATTCTTTGCCATCTCTTTGCTCCTTTCATTTTTTAAAAACCCTGGTCAATTTGAGTTTCATCCAGCCTTGCACTCATCAACGAATGCCTGTGCCTTCTGGTAACTGTCGAACCAATCAGTGTAGATGTCCGCTTTGCGTGTCTCTTTGTATCCGGCTTGCGGTTTCCGGTCTGCTTCAATCGTGTCCACGATACTGGCGGTTACTCGACCGTTGTCGTAGTATGCACTTGTCACTGCCCAGAATGTCATGGTGTTCTCCTTTCTAGAGGTGGTCAGATTTACTTTACTGACGGATGGACGATGTACGGTTTGGCTTCTCCTGTCTCCAGGAATACATCTATGGCGTACTTGGCGTCCTTGAGTCTGCTGTAGCAGAATGGCTCGTGGTAGTGGTAACCGCCGACTCCATCGTAGTCGTGATAGAAAGCCTTGTGCTTGACGGTGTAAACCGTTCTGTAGCTGCCCCATCCGCATCTAGTTCCGATTTCGATTCCTTTGTATTGCCGATTCATGTCATTCTCCTTTCGGTGACTGTTAACATCTCCCATGCGGTCCCCAGAGGGGAAACTCTGAAGGCCGTGGCAATTGTTAACTCCTGGTCAGCTTCATTTTGTGTTACCAATTCTCGACCGGCTCGCCGTCCGGGTCAGTGATAACTGCAAATCCGATATGATCACGTTCCCATTTTTCAGAGAACTCTTCAGCGTCCCACCATGTAGGGAACTCAGCAATGACTTCGTTTGTCTCTTCACTACGAACTGTATACATTCTGCGCTCCTTTCTCTCCCTTCGCTACTCCACCGCCGGAGCTTCAGCCCTCAGTAGGGAAGTGTTCTTGAGGAGTATCCTCTTTTGTTTCTGTAAGCTTAGTATACACAATGTAATGTATGTTGTCAACAACTAAATACACATTTTGAAGTATTTTTTATAAAATGTTTTTGAGAGGTGGTCAACTTGATTTTTTTAAAAATCCCGGTCAACTTCAATTTTTTAAAAACGGTGGTCAACTTGAAAATTTTTAAGAGGTGGTCAACTTCGCATTATGTATGCTAAATTTTTGAGTCCTGGTCAACTTGAGTTTGTGTGTATGCCTTCGCCGATGATCACGGACTCCCCGAGATTTGGTCATGTTGGAAGATGTTGGATAATGTTGGATGATGTTGGAAGAATTGACGGAATGGGGACGAGATCAAACAGGAAGATTTTTAGCTTTTTGGCTTCTTGTGGCATACCGCAGAAAATGCCTCTTGGAGACATCCAGACCGCTTTAGAGTGGCTTTCGTGTGTCTGGTGGGGAATTTGTTCGCCGATACGCTAACGAGGCTTAAAACGCCTTGTATGCGGTCATCTGGTTGGAAGTGGGAGAGCAGAGAGAAGATTTTATAAACATTGGGTTTGGTGTACGGTCATCTGGTGGGGACTCTGACATATAAAATGTTGATTTCGTTTTCTGTGGAAAATCTGGAAAAAATCTGGTGAACATCTGGAAAGCTTCAGCACATCCCCAGATCGCAAGGAAGAGTTTTCATGTCGCACGATGGGGAATTTTTTCGCTTTTCATCGGTTCGGCTTCTGGCGGTTCGGTCGGTTCTCTCGCATCACGCATATAGGGGAATTTTATCACAAGCTGCCGCCATGCTCCGCTGATTTCCCTATAGTCTCCGCTGATCGCTTTTTAAAAAAATCGGTTCAGAGTCTGGACCAGAAGAAGCACTTTCATAAACTAAAGTCCTATAATCACATAGGCAAAAGGGTAAAACCAGATCAAAAACCTATTGATGATATAGGCAAGTAGGCAATCTATAAACATAGTAAATCCATAGGTTAATAGGTGTTTTTGTTCCCTGGTTTCAATGCGGATACAAAACACTATATCATTGCAAATTTGCCTTGTATATGGTCCGTAAATGGATTTTTGCCGCTTGCATGGTAATTTATACCAATAATGTTAAAAACGTCTTAAAACGGCAAATAAACGGTTTATTTGTATAGGCCTCATTTTTAGCTTTTAAACGTCTTTTAAATGGTTAATGCATAAATACACATAGAAACGCTAAAAACGTCTTAAAACTCAAAATACAAGGTTTTATGGATATAATAACGGTCCTGGCAGCGGCGGCCGGATTGATCACAAGTAAAATAAAAGAGTAGTAAGCTATTAACTTACTACCCTATAACTCTATATTCAGTTTTGATAGTATCCAATGCTTTTAAGATACTGTTTAGCTGTTTCTGTATCCGGAAAAAACACTGTTCTAAACTCAAACATTGCAATAGCACTTGTATTAGATATCAGCAGCTTGCAAGTTTTGTTGCCGTTTCGAAATGTGATCATGTTCTTATACTCCTTTATTAGTTGTTCTGATTTCGTACGATGTTACAAACCATTTCAAATTCTTTAGGGTCGTTTTTACCAGCTTTATAATCTTTAGTAGAATGCTTAATAAATAAAACGAAATCACATTCTTTTCCTACTGACTTACAACCATGTTCACATGTCGCACAATGAATATCTAATTCCTTTTCAATAGGTGTCCCACATGCACAAATATGAACTTTATAACCTAAAGATGTAAGCTTGTTATACTTGTAAAGGATTTCGGAACATGTACCAAAATTGAAACCGGCCGGAGTAACAGACGGCGTTATAAATAAGTTATCAATTCCTTGAAACTGACTTAATGCGTATTCGTTTTTTGTATATGTCCAAAATATTGTAGTATTGAATTCATTAACAATGCGTTTCCACATGTCAATATATTCATCGGAAAAGAAGTCCCCAGCGGCATGTATGCGGATTTTTTTAATGCTGTTAGCTTTAATGCAAGCTTTAATAGCACGCTCCAACCAGTCAAGATAATGTGTGGCAAGAATAAGCTTTAACATCAAAGATCGTTTTGTTCCGTCAAATCTGTAGTTACCATTGTCGCAATAGCAATCCTTGCAATGTAAAGGGCAGCTTGCCTTGATTGCGTTAATTCTTGCGGTTTCCATTAATTCCCTTGTCTTTGGTCCGAACATGTCAATAGTAAGTAATTCATCGCCATGATATAAGGACCATGTTCCGGCATTTCCTACCTTTGTATTAGTGTTAACTGGTATCATTTCAGAAACCCAAATTCCTAAGGGATCGCAAAAAACCTTGTCGCTTTTGTACTGTAAACCATATTCAGCATACACATCTTTTTTAATAGCGTTTTTATTTCTATTCATATTGTACCACCTTTCAAAAATACAATTTAAAGTATCTTTCTATAATCTATTATAATCATTCAAGGATACATTTCAAGGTATTTTAAAAAAGAAAATAATAAAAATTCAATAAACTTTATAATGTATATTAGATATGAATAGAGAATGCAAGTTACTGTATTTTAGATAATGTGATTAGAGTCAATGCGGACATGATCGAAACCAGGACCGGCGGACACTTGCAAAATTTTCTGACAGCTTATAGAATTTAAGCATAAAACACGAAAATATACACAATTTGCAAATATTGGTGGTACCTGGTTTTAGAACGTGATCACAAGTTAGAAAAGGAATTTTAAACAATGGAATTAGAGAAATACAAGGACATGGAAGTAGATAATATACTGGTTAGATATAACGACATGGTTATAACAAGTTATGATCTTGAAAATTGCATTGGTAGATATATTTCAACATTACGTGAACCGGATGATATATATAAAAATCATCGTTCTTTTAATGGCATGTTATTGTATTTATATAAGCACTTAATAGTGTATATATTACCTAGTGATTATTTCAATAACTATGAACTATTAAATGATATATTCATGAATATATATATCCCATTATGCTATATGTATAATCATATTCCACAATTATCTAATTACTGTATTCTAGTAAATATTAGATACTCATATTTATATAATATTAAAACTGGTGAATATGTGAATAATGGAAGTATAGTAAATAATAAACATCAAGATATTATTAAAAACTGGTTAGAAATATGTAATAGTGAATTAGTTGATGAGGTTATACACAAAAATAGTATTGGTGCTATGTTCCTAGCAAAGGTTCACGGTTTTAGGGAAGACAATGCAACAAATGTTAACATCACTGTAAATCAGCCAATGATCACGGAAACACAATTAAATTCTATAGCGTTAACTGGCATGCCGGAATTACCAGATACAGAAAATTAACGACGTTAAATAGCTACCAGGATATGCACAAAATGGATTTCTTGTGGTGTCATGACACATAGAATACTATATCTTGTGGTCATTACGCCGCTAAAATATTATTTAACGGCGTGGTATATATTTTATCATGCATATTGATTTTTTTTAAAATCCCCGGGGGTAGGAGCAGAGTACGGGTATCGAACGATTGTTCGCTTGCCTTGTTAACCATTGGGCGGTCAAAGGTTGACAATTAATCGAAAATGTGTTCGAGTCCCCCGGGGGTGCCGCCAACCAAGGGCCCGCCCCTAATTACCCTCGTAAATACTCTTCAAGACAAAAAAGGCTATATATCATTTACTCCCCTAGTACATGGTCGAGAGATATATACACTTACTGCTCATAGACTCCAGAAAACAAAAAAGACTATATGCCATATACCCTCATAGACCACATGAGAGAGTGATAGATATATATACTGCATCATCCAGACTACTGAGAGAGACACACATCTTGCTGAATCAATCAGACATATGTCATCCAACCTGGAGATATGTCGATCGCATGAATATTAAATCGTCTGCAAATTAGTCGAAATAATTTAAATTGTCTGACTATATCGGAAATTGCATTTATTTTTGGCACAACTGCTTGACAATGTTTGACGTTTGAGTTATTGTGACGGCAACAGGGGTAGACCTCATGGCTCGTTGGGGTATACCTCTAGCAGACACAAGACCCACGCAGATGTCTGTAAGCCGGACGAGCAAGACTGATGATGAATTGCACAGTTGCTTTCTTGCGATTTCATTTCACACATATACCTCCGAGATTCATGGGCGGTCGGTCCGCACCGTGACGGTTCCAGTCGATACCGTAGAACGACTGGTAGTTATCAGTTTTCAAGCCACGGAGAGCAGAGCCTCATCCCGATGTTCTCCAAGTGCTTGTCAGAATGTTTAGCTGAGATAGCAACATGACGATCCGACAATCCAAACTGCACTTGGTAATGCGGAGATGAATCTCAGCAGTAGTGGTGGAAGGTCCTTGGAAACAGGCTTTAACCCGAAAGTCCCAGACGGACAAGAGCCGGATGCCACACTAACGCAGCGTGATCTAAGTAGCTATGATACCTGATGCAATGGTTCGTCCATGCTGAAGGAAATGCAAGTGCAACTCTTGCCGACTGCGCTTCTACTTGCCATGATGAGCGAAAGCCAAGCTAGTTGGGCATCTAACCGTGATAGCCGGAACTCCTTTCTGGAAATGCCTATTTTTTTATGCCTATTGGCACATAGCTCAGCTTGGAAGAGCGCACGGCCGTTAACCGTGATGTCGTAGGTTCAAATCCTACTGTGTCAGCGATTTCAAAATTTTTTTAAAAACAAAAAAGGGAGTTAGAGGGGGATGCCTGTCTGCCATGTGCAGATGGGCGTTTTTTGTTTATGGCGAATAAGAGAGAGTCAAGACAATGGTATGACAACACCATAAGGGCGATAGCTCAGAGGCAAGACTTGCCGCTATTCGAGAGGATCGGCTACTGCTTTCAAGTACTGCTGAACTTCAACCAGAAGTACAACACGAAGGTGGTGAACAGGGACAGGGCATGGCTGATTGTTTGGGCGAAGTATGTAAGAGAGACTTGCATCATGGCGATTGCCAACAATGTCGAAGGAGATTGGATGCAGCTTTACTGGGATGTCATGCTCCTTGAGGCACAACACCTTGTCTTGGATAGCTATTTCATCTACCTGGAGCGGAAGAGAGAGCCTCATGCCAAGTTCTATGAGCCTAGAAGAGCGATTCTGCTGAAGCACGGCATTGTCCAAGCACTGCAAGACCTTGTTGATGACAAGCTTGACCTACTGTCCATCTCGATGCCGCCTGGAACAGGAAAGAGCACGCTTGAAATCTTCTTGTTGAGTGGAATCATCGGATGGTGTCCTGACAAGCCTAATCTGGCATCTTCGTTCTCCGGCACGATGACCAAGTCTTTGTATGACGGTGTCAACCAGATTCTGACCGATGCTGACGAGTACTCATGGCACGAAATCTTCCCGGATGTCCCCTTCAAGGCTAGGGAAGGCACGAACTCTAAGGACCAGACCATCAATGTCGGCAAGCGCAAGCGATTCAAGTCACTCACTTGTCGAGCAATCAATGCTTCGCTTACTGGTAACACCAGATGTGAGTATCTGCTCTGTGCGGACGATATGTGTTCTGGTATCGAAGAGGCTCTGAACAAGGAGCGTCTGGAGAAACTGTGGCAGACATACAACACCGACCTCAAGACTCGTAAGAAGCAAGGATGCAAGGAACTGCACATTGCGACCAGATGGTCAACGCTTGATCTGATCGGAAGGCTGAAGGCACTCAACGAGAACAATCCGAGAGCGAGATTCATTGCCATCCCGGCATTCGACAAAGAGGGAAAGTCGAACTTCGAGTACGAAGGTGGTGTTGGATTCGATACTGCCTACTTCAAGGATATCCAGATGTCGATGGATGACATTTCCTTCAAGTGCCTGTTCATGAATGAGCCTATCGAGAGAGAAGGCCTGCTCTACCACGAAGACGAAATCCGCAGATACCTCGAACTGCCTCTTCAGAACCCGGATGTCGTTTTGTCCATTGTCGATACCAAGAACAAGGGAACCGACTACTTCGTTCAGCCAGTACTGCTTCAGTACGGAGATGACTACTACTGTGTCGATGCTATCTGTGATGACAACTCCGACTACAAAGCTCAGTACGACCGGTCCGCTGGCATCCTCATGTCAAACAAGGTTGAGGCTTGCCTCTTCGAGTCGAACAATGGTGGTGACCGAGTTGCCCTAGAGGTGAGTGACCGAATTAAGGCCGCCGGTGCATACTGCAACATTACCTCGCAGTACACGACTCAGAACAAGGAGACGAAGATTATTGTCTATGCTCCTTGGGTAAAGCAACACGTAATCTTCAAGGACCGTTCGATGTATCAGCCAAATGATGACTACGGACGTATGATGGGATTCCTTCTTGGCTACTCGCCTGTTGGCAAGAACAAGCATGATGATGTCCCTGATGTATTTTCAAGCTTCGCCAAGTGGAAGAACATTCCAGAAGCACCGCCTACGATTGTTGGGAGAAGACCGTTTTGAAGAAGAAAAATGCACTTAGTCAGTACAACGACCTCGTGAGAGAGATTGAAGAGGTCGAGCAGAGAATCGCCAAGACCGAGAGGGATCTCCAGAGAATCATTGACGAAGGGGAAGTAACCGACATGGTTCGAGGCGGCGAAGGTGGCATTCAGCACTTCCAGATTACTGGATTCCCGAATAGGGATTACAACAAGATGACCACACTGCTGAACACCAGGAAGAGTATCCTTCATGCTCTGAAGTCAGAGATAGAGCAATCCATCAATGATGTCCAAGGGTTTATCAATAGCCTTGAGAACTCCCATGACCGAAGGATTGTCACTATGCGAGTCATAGACAAGATGTCATGGCGGCAGATAGCACAGAACATTGGCGGTGGCAACACTGCTGATAGCGTAAGGATGGCATACAACAGGATTTTGGAAAGAGAGGATGCAAATGGCTAGATATGTCAAGAAGCCGATTCCGATCACTGCGATTCAGTGGACAGGACACAACAAGAAGGAAATCATGGACTTCACTGGCAACAACTGCCGATTCCGTGATGGCAAGATTTCAATCATCATCCCCACTCTTGAGGGAGACATGGGAGCGATGGACGGAGATTTCATTGTCAAGGGTGTCGATGGCGAGTTTTACCCTTGCAAACAGGAGATTTTTCTGAAAACTTATGAAAAAATCAGTGAATAAGCGAATGTTGTTCGTTTTGTTCGTTTTTATTGATTTATATTTATGCTGAGAAAAGTTACAAGCAAGGTTATTCCGTAGTGGGA